ATGCGTATCCGTTGCAATGAAGTCACCATTTATCATGCCGGCGCACCCGGGACGGTTGTAATATTTATACCAAGTGACGAGGATCCCATTACGCTAATGGGACAAGTCGAGGAACTGGATGCGGTCATGCAGCGGGACGTCATGTTCAAGGCGGGCACTCATGAGAGTTAAGCTCGTCCGGGATAACACTCCCTGCCACACAGGCAAGCAGACCCTGGTCAATTCCCGGGAAGGCAAGCATGCCTTGCTTTGTGCAAAGCTGCATGAAGAGTCAGATGAAATCGCGCGCGACGCTACCAACCCCGAGGAATATGCCGACCTGTTGGAAGTTGCCCTGGCACTCGCCGCATTGAACGGTGTCACTCGGGCACAAATCCTGAAGGCACGTAATGCGAAGCTGAAGGAACGGGGTAATTTCAGCCGTGGGGTTGTGTGGCATGGGCCTTAGCTTTTACGACCGCATGCGTGCTGGCTTGGGCAAGGTGCCCAATGTGGAGGCGAAACCCCGTATGGGTTGGTTGAAGCGTAATCCTGAGACGAGAGAATTCCGTGTCAAATATGACTGGATCAAGGACTGGGCAGCAGTTGAAGGGTTAGATTTTTCTGATGGCCAAGAATGGATCATTTTCTACAACCCGGAGAAAGCGAATGGATGATACAAAATACCTATGGCTGTACAAGGTACCGGGTCGGGCGAAACGTCGTCGGTTCCTGGCCGAAGTTGAACGGGTGGTGCCTACCGTGGAAATCACTACCGCTCCTCGCCTCTTCAGCCGGTGGGTACAGATGACGGCGACCTTCCGTGAAGCGGACAAAGTCTTGGCAATCGCGTCGAAGATGCTAGGTCATGAACTCGAGGGTGGCCGCATTTAGGGTTGTCTTCTGGTGGTGCCTGAGGCATCGTTAGGGTGAAAGGAAACGCTATGAAACTCGCAATCTTTAGTTTGGTGCTCGGCCTGTCCTTCTGGGGTTACGTAATCTCGGAAGTCAGTGGTACGTTGGTCGCCGAATACGTCGGCATGTTGGCGCGGATCACTGGCTAGTGATTGTTGTCAAAGTTGAAATGCATTCGGCGCGGACCGGATAGATTTATGAGATTGCGCGGAGTGTGATTCATCTAGTAGATTGGAGTGAGGATGGGAAACGAGGGAACTACCGCATCGGGGTTCATCGCCGAGGAAAGGTGTTCACAAATCCGGGTGCTCTGCTGAAGCCTTTGCGTGAAGGTTCGGTGAAGGACTATCCTCGGCTCAGCTACAATGTTTGGCGGTTGGTAATTAGGGCATTACTTTCCGCTTTTCCAGAGGAGAAAGGGAAATCATGAGCAAATTACAATGGTTCACGGATATGCTGATAACTTTGGGTGAAAGTCCTAAGAAGGCAATGGCACAAACTGAAAGTTTGGTTGAACTATTGCCAGATCAATGGTTCATCAGTTCCAATCGCGCCTGGCAGGTTACGGCATATATTATGCAAGTCAATAAAACCATGACCGCTGATGAGCAATCACTGCTGATTGAACATGCGCTTTATGGTCGGGTGACAACATGTGTGGTTACTGAGTGTATCAGTCAACCTTACAAACAAGAGGCTCGCCGACAGCGAGAAGCCGAGCGTCGGCAGCGAGCGCACCGGTGCAAGGGTAGTGGCCGAGCGTGGCGTCGGGTCATGCGTATGAAGACGGCCGAGATCCCTGGCACTAACCTGGTGCGGGACACATGGTTCCACGCGACCAAGGGAGCACGGTCCACGGTACGTTTGGGCGTTGCTGGCGGCACGGATATTGCCCGCGACAAGATCAAAGTGAAGGGTGGCAGCCTTCAGGATATGTTGCTGGAGCTGTATAATGGTTGAACCCAGAGGCTGTCGGGCTGTTATCAATCCCTATGTGAGTGTGAACGATCCACACTGTGCCTTCATCTTCCAAACATTTTTGGATCACGGTCGCGGTGTTGGTATTGATTACAGCAATAATGAACCTTGGTGGCTACTGGATGCGAAAGGGGTGTTACAACCTAACATTCCACCCATGCCAAGGGACATATTGCTGCCAGCTGGTTTGCGTGATAAAATCCAAGCAGACTTGGTGGCAACGACACCGATAACCACGACATTGGCTGAACGTCCTTTGGGGCAGGACGGGGAGCAATTGCGGCCTAGAACGATGCCTGCAATTCATGATCCAGTATATCGAGTTCGTAAGGTTGTTTTGCGTGCTCTACAAACGAGCCTCGTTTTGGTTGGGCTCCTGCTCGTCGTGGTGGCTGTGACATGACGCCCACCGAACAGAAGATCGTGGGTGTGCTGTTGATGATGCACAGTCCTTTTTGGGGCATTGTTACAGGTGCATCTAAACTGAGGATAGTTGAGGATGCTTTTGAACTGTCCCATGATGAAGCCGAGCAATTGCTCCAGGCGGTGATGCCGTGACAAACATTGACAGAATCATAACTTGGCTCGAGGATCACGACGAGCTGAATTTGCCGCAGCGTCGTTTCGTTGACAATGAGATCCATCGAATGCTGTTTGGCATTTACCACTGCGAACCGCACACGTGTGCTGGTGCATGGCCTGCGAGCTGCGGCGACTTTGCTAAACGTAACGATGACCTGCCATATGAACCCTGTGGCAAAGGGTTGCTCGGTCTTTGGCTTGACGATCAATTCTTGGACCGTGCACCAGAATATACGGCCAGCTTCACGTGCGCGCAGATCGCTGCCATGCTTGGGCGATTGCAGAAACGGATATCCCGGAAAGCTATGCGTGAACCCTTGTTGGAAGAAATGCGTGAACCCCTGAGAGACTTTTTGGCCGCGCGTGGAGTTCATCCAGCTGCCGCTGAGCTTTTCATCAAATCGTTGGAGGAATCATGACCAACTTCGCTGAACACCGCGAACTGCTGAGCGGCACCGCTCCCTGGAAGAATTATCCAGGTGGCGGTGAGGTTTGGTTTGTGGATAGTGGGAAAGGCTATGATGGCTGTTTCACAGATTGGGCGGTTGGCCGGGCAGTAGCCGAAGTCATGACCGCCTTCATTGGTGGCCATTTAGTGATGAAAGATGGAGCATTGCTCGCCACTGTCACCGAGGCACTGGAACAGCATGATGAAAAGATGGCGCGGCTGCAAGCGGAAGTGGATGCGTGGCGCGGCTGCGTCCAGATCAATGCCCAAATGAAGGGACCAAAGTTGATGGGCGTGAGCCGTTCAGAATTGCAACGGGTCTTCAACAAGTATTGGGAGATACAAGAGTAATGGTAGCACATCATCCGATTTCACGACGCCGAAAGGAGTTTGTGCAGATGGAAAGGCGTGAGGCAGAAATTGCCATCGTCACCGAGGCATTGGAACGGCACGACAGCAAGGTGGCGCGACTGCGACTTCACCTGGTGAACCTGATCAAATACTCTCGCCAGCAGATCGCCGAGGGTAAAGATTATCACCCGACCCTACCCAGTGCGATCGCCTCTGCTGAAGCAGCAATGAGAACGACGTCATGATACTCTCAGTGGTAGCCATGTGCATGGCATTGAACCTGTACTACGAGGCCAGGAGCCATGGCATCCAGGAACAGGTCAACGTTGGGCAAGTGGTCCTGAACCGGGTGGCTTCCGACGACTTTCCTGATGACGTGTGCCTGGTTATCTATGAACGCAACCAGTTCAGCTGGTATTGGGATGGACTATCCGACGAGCCTTACGAGATCGCTGCCTGGGAATTGGCCCAAGGGTTGGCGGTGGCACTGGTGAATGGCTGGTTCTGGGTGGATGCCACGGGTGGCGCGACGTTCTACCATGTGGACAAACAATGGAATGAAAGCGAGAAGCGGTGGGTGCCGTTTAGGCCATACTTAGCTAATCGTTTGGTGCATACAGTCACTGATGAAGCCCACCGGTTTTATCTACAGGAGAACTGAGATGATGAACATTGTGCTCAGTGGTGTCTCTGTGTTCACGACGCCTTTCGCGCTCATGGCGCTGGCTTCGTGGCTTGAGGATTGGCTGGTGGCGCGACGAGGGAGCGGGTTGTTATAATGTATAGCTTATTGAGTGATGTCGTCCTGATAATGTGTGCATTATTGGTAGCGTTGATACTACTCGTGCTCGTGACTGCCAATATTCTCATCACCTTCAAGATCATTGCCTTCATTGGTGTGCTGTTGGCCTTCATGCGTTTAATTGGGGAATTGGCGTGATGCTGGAACTGCTATTCATGTTGCTTGCCGGCCATGCCCTGGCGGACTTCGCGCTGCAACCGACGGCAATGGCGAAGGGGAAGAACCGGCACAATGTCACTAAACCGTCTCACCCGGACGCCAAGCGGATGCCAAGCTGGCACATGTGGCTGACCGCGCACGCTTTTATCCACGGTGGCATCGTTGCACTTGTGTTGGGTTATTGGTGGATCGGATTGTTCGAAGTGATCCTTCACTGGATTATTGACTTTCACAAGTGCGAGAACAGTTACGGCATGTACACGGACCAAGCATTACACATTGTATGCAAGCTATGGTGGCTTGCAATGTTTGCCTTGATGGCAACTTAACTAGGAGCGAGAGCATGAGACCCGACGTTAAACTTGGTATGGTCGTTGAAGATCAAGTCACCCACTTCAAAGGCGTGGTGGTGGCAATCACCAACTGGTTGAATGGCTGCGAACGGATCACCGTGCAGCCGTCAGGGGTGGACAAAGACGGCCAGCCAATCGACCCGTGCATCTTCGACACCGAGCAGTTGAAGATCATCAAGAACAGCTATGTTGCCAAACCGGCCAAGGCGAAGAAGTCCGGCGGACCGCGTGGTGCTGCGGAGCGGAAGGCGGTGTCCCGCAACTGATGTTGCAGAAGTACAAGGTTATGCTGCTGGGCCCAGGAGGGCAGGAGCATGAGTGCGTCGTGACTGGCAATACGTGGCAGATCGCGGTAAAGGTGGCAGCGATTTACGCTGCTGAACAATATCCATATCCGGTCAGGGTTGGCGGGATTGGGTTGATTTAACAGGAGACGAAATGAGTACTGGGATACGTTTTGCAATTGGCGCTACTGCCTGGGAACCGCGCGATGGCGTGGCGACCGAAATCGAGGTTGCACAGGAAAATGCGGGTCCGCTGTTCGACAGCGAGGTGGCTTGTGAAGCCTACATTGTCAGTCTTGAGCCACCGGTCTTGTCGGCTGAAGACCAAGTGGCCGCGCAGGCCGCCAACGGTGGTGCGCCTGCTGATGCCGGCGCGGACGACCCGGACGAAGACCCGGTGGATCCGGCCGATCCGGAATTCTGATCTATGATCAGGCTCTTGGTTTGCGGTGGGCGCAGCTATGCGGCGTGGTGGAAAGTCTACCGGTCGCTGAATTGGGTCCACCGCACCGAGGGTATTTCGGTGCTGATTCATGGTGCCGCGTCGGGGGCCGATAGCCTTGGCGGCCAATGGGCACGCAACCAAGGGGTGGAGGAGGAGCCTTACCCCATTGTCGACGGGGAAGGTGGCTACGCACGCAACCGGCGCATGCTCCGCACTTCCTCGCCGGATGCTGTTATGTATTTTCCGGGAGGGAATGGTACCCGGCATATGCGGTGGATTGGGGCGGGAGCTGATTTGCGCATGATCCCTGGGTTGGCTCCGCAAGAAGGGACGCCGGACCTGTTCAAATAAGGTGTTGTCTTCTGTTGTCGTTTGGTAGAGGATGGGGGTTGAACGTCGAACAAGGGAGCAGACCGATGAATTCCTACACAATCCTCGCCTACCGCCGTCCGGAAGCCGAAGCCATGCTGGCGAAGTTCGTCAAGAAGGCTGCGCGCTACGGGGTGGAATTCGGCTACATGTTCGGCTGGGACTATTCCGCCAAGGAGCGGATGCCTCGCTGGGACCGTCCCGGCTATGAGTTCCGCGCAGTCCGCCGGATCGACGTCGTTCTGTGGGGGCAAAAGCCGACGGTCGGCGACTACGAATTCCTGGCGCACATCGAGCGCACCTCCGCTGGCAACTTTGTTGACACGGTCCCTGGCATGGAAGCGGACCCGGAGTGGCGCACCACGGACAGCCGCTGCGACCATTGTGGTACGAGCCGGAAGCGCAAGAACGTGTATATGGTCCGCAACCGGATTAGTGGTGACGTGGTCCAGGTTGGCCGCACCTGCCTTCGGGACTTCCTGGGCATCGACGACCCCAAATCCATCATCAATAACTTCAAGTTCGCTCGCCTGGTCAACGCCTTGGGCGAAGAGGACGAGTGGTTGGGCCTAGGTAGCTACCCCTGGTCCATGGACCTGCGGTGGGCGCTGCGGATCACCTGCTCCGCGATCCGGCAGTCAGGTTGGGTTTCCAAGGGTGCGGCTCGGATGGATGTGGATCTTATTCCCACCGTCAACGCCATCTGGTTCCTGGAAGGGACCGATGGTAAGGAGCGTGCGGAGCGGGAAGAATTCCTGGACGAAATGAAAGCCCACAAGGACGCGGACACTGTGACGGTTGACACGGTGATCGAATGGGTCCGGGGTGGTACCCAGGACGCCGACTACTTCCATAACCTCCGCGTCGCCTTCGGAGAGGACGTGCTCTTGGACGAGCGGAGGGTGGGGTTGGCTATCTCGGCGATCGCCTCCTGGCACCGCGAGAAAGAGCGAGAGCTGACGACTGCCGCGCGGAAGGCCAAGACGGCTGACGCGAAGTGGGTTGGCGAGAAGGGTGAGCGGTTGCGGGACATGAAGGTCCGGCTCACGATGAAGAAGGGTATGGGCGATAATGGTTACGGATATACCGAGCTGCTGAAGTTCGAGGATGCTGGCGGCAACGTCTTTACGTGGTTCACCGGGTCCGCCGGCAACTGGGATATCGGCGACGAAATGATGTTGACCGGCACCGTCAAGCAGCTCCGGGAATACCAGGGTGCCAAAGAAACGCAGCTGACGCGCTGCAATGTTGTAGGAGGATAAGAGGATGTGCGACGTTTGCTGGGTAGGATATGGCTCACCGCGGATTGAGGGTCCGAAAATTGAAGTTGGAATTGTTCATGTCCAACAGGTTTATGCTGCTAAGGGCGGATCAATGGGTGGTGGCTTGCATGTCGTCCTTGATGATTGGAACATCGAGGATGAATCTATTGAATCTGCTCTTAAGGAGGATCTTGATTCTAGTACGTTGACTTTCACTGAAGTGCAATGTGCGCGGTATCTTTTGACATTGACCCTTGCTGAGAGAGCCTCAGTTTTGAAGAGGGTGGGATAATGTTCGAGCACCTCTCTGAAGCCGAGATACGCACGCTCATTGAACGACCGCACATTGCCTCCTTCATCGAGGCAGCGGTTGCCGAGGCAGCCCACCAGCGTGCTCGGTGGGGTGCGGCGCACGATGCGGGGAAGAACCAGGAGGACTGGTTTTGGACCGTTGGTTATCTTGCCGGCAAAAGCCTTGCGGCTCAGAAGGCAGGTGATGTTCAGAAAGCTAAACATCACCTGATTTCATCGGCTGCGGTGCTGGCTCATTGGTATGAATTCGTTGAACATCTTGGAGGGAATAATGATGGTTGATAGAGTTTTCGAATACGATTGCGAGTGTGGTAGCTGTGGTGGCACTGGTTTATATAACGGCATGGCCGAAGATCCAGGGGCAGGTGTCGTCTGCCACACATGCAAGGGCACTGGGCATCGACACATCACAGTCAAATATCGTGATTTTGAAGGGCGGAAAAGGCATTCGACCGTGCGCCATGTTTATCGCACCAACCCAGGTATAGGAATTGGCGAGGGGAATGGTCACAGCTTATCGGATTTTGGTGGAATGTCGTATGACGAATGGCTTGATGGCAACCCATTTCCACCACAGTCGGAAGACCGCAAGCACACCTGTCCAGCGTGGTTCTATCAGTCAGCCGATTATTCCCTAAAACCGTATTGGACTGACGGTGACGTTCAATGTCGGGGTGTTGGTGCTTTTAGCACATGTCAATATTTTCACGAAAAGCACAAATGTTGGACACGTTTTGATGCCGAGCAATCTTCCCCCAAGCGCCCCGGAGGTAGTGATGCCGGAAGTTAGACCACGCGATGTTGCGGGGCGGTTTGTGCCGCTCACATGTCCTGATCCGAATTGTGATGGGCAGTTAGTTTACGAGGCTGATCATAGTTATCCCACAACTGTCCGTGGTTGGCGATGCAATGGTCTCGTCGACCCAGGTTGCATTGATCAAGAGCTGCAAGCTTGCACTCATTGGCACGGAGGATAAAATGCCACAATATAAGCTACAATCGTTCAAAGTCATTGTTCGGAAGGTCACTTCCACTGTTCGGCCATCTGGTGCAGTTGACATTATGTATGTGGTTGCCCGCACTAAGCGGTCGGCCATGTTTCAGGCCAAGCGGATGAATGGCTACAGCCTTTTTGATTCTGAGACAGAGGCTGACATCATCAGCGCCGAACACATTAGCTGGTTGGAGGAGTAGCTATGACTGAATTCACAGTTGACATGGAAAAGGCTTTGGAGCTGCCTATCAGCACACCGGATTTGGAAGGAGAAATCACTCTTCGCATGTTTCTTGCGGAGTTGCTTCACACGGTGTGGAAGCAAACAAGAGACTTCAACGGCATGCAGCCTTTGGGGAGTACAGGCTGGCAAAAACCTGTTTATCTGGCACTCTTAGAAGGTGGGTTTTTGGCAGGTAAAATTGTTCGTTCGTATGACCCTGCTGGAAGTGACATCAGCACTCTGTTTAATCTTCAACTCGTTGAGTTCGATTATGTACGGGCGGATGCTTTCATTCATGAGTGTATTGGCCACATGACGGGGACGCTATAGACCGTTAAATCAAACTGTAACATTGGAGAATGAAAATGGCTGAACGCAAATGCGATTGGACCCCAGTTGAAAAGGGTGATGTTTACTGTTCACCGTCTTGTGGCCTTGGCTGCAAGAAGGCGGATTATGAGAAGGCAAAGTTGGCGAGCGATGCGTTGGTTGTTGTCATGGGTGAAGGATGGGAGGCACAGGTTTGGGAAAACTTTGGCTGGAATTATCAGGTCAAGAAGGGCGTAGCTACAATTCATTATGATAAACGGGGTGGAAGCTATACTGTGTATTTCAATTCGGCCAAGCAGGTTGTGATGCATGCTAACCATCCTCGGATTGCGTTAGCATGTGCCCGCGCCAAAGCTAAACGGATTGCTGATGAATTACTTAAGGACATTGGAGACGTGAGAGATGGTTGAAGCAACCTTGCCGAATGGGAATGCTCGGTGTCAAAAAGACGGCGTCGCGAGCCAGGATGGCCGGTGGTTTTACCAGTGCAAACGTGCAGCTTCTGTCAATAATAAATGGTGCAAGCAACATGATCCAGTAGCTGTGGCAGCACGGGAGACTGCTTCCCAGGCGAAATGGGATAAGGAATGGGAACGACGTAAGAAGGAATTGGATGGACCACAATATTATGCAGTGTTGAAACAAATCGCTGCTGGGCACAATGACCCGAGGCGTTTAGCAAAGGAGGCACTCGACGATGACTGAAGGCACCCTACCCAACGGGAAACCGCAATGTCAGGAAGTCGGCGTCGGAAGTGAGAGTGTCTTCCGGTTTCATCAATGTCAGCGTCCAGCTACTGTTGATGGGAAATGGTGCAAATATCATGACCCAGTGCCGGTGGCTATGCGGGAGGCGGCACTCGATGGATGAAGCGGTTCAATGTCTAAAGGATCAATGCCAGCGAGCTGCTGGTGAGGGTGTGGAATGGTGTGAGGAGCATGACCCGGTTGTGATGGGTTTCCAGAAACTGGCTAAACAAAAGAAGAAGGTACGCGATGCTGATTGAATTGACGGAAGAGGAGCTGGAGGAGCTCGGTAAGACAATGTGGAATAAGGGAATAGCCTTCGGCTTTCTGTTTGGGCTGGTACCCTCTGCGGTTGCCATATTCGTCTGGTGGATGTGGCTATGATCAAATTCCCGCTTGGACGGCGGATGGCAATGGTTGGACCGCGTCCAATACTTCGCGGCAGAGGGGTGATGTACATTACCCGAGCTCCAATGAAACTTCGGCCCAGGGAGCTGGTAGGCCAGCGGGTGGGTATTGGGCACATTGTGCGGCTGGTCGAGGACATTCAGGGATGGGGTGGAAAGCTTCCTGAGTGGTTTGAGAAGCGTGAGCTGTTTGGGCTTTGGGTGCGGGAAACTGTGACCAATGACCTTCATCGGCTGACGGTGGAAGCATTTTGCGAGAGTCAGTATTACATTTTCGAATGAAAGGATGCCATTTGGGGAACAATCTCAAGATACTTAGTCTGTGTCCTCTGTGTTCATCATCTCACATTTCGTCCGAGTTGCCGCCTTTTCGTCCGATTTGCCCAAGCGTGTTGCGGCAAATCGGACGAGATAAGGTCCTCCAAACATTCATGAATTCGGGTTTCGTCCGATTAGGCCGATAAAACCGAACTATAAAAAAACTAGAGGGTTGCGATGGTTTCACTCTACTCTCTTCTCTCTTCTCTCTTTTCGGACTAATCGGACGAAGAAGAATAAGAGTAAGTAAGGCTAGGGGGTTACACAAGAAACCTTCTCGTCCGATGTACCCAATTCTCGGACGGCAATTCGGACGAATCAGACGAAACGAAGCTACACCGCCTGTGGGCTTGCTATTCTCAACTCTCGGCGACATACTTGTCAATTCTATGCGCACGCATGGGCGTGTGCACCGAGCAAGGAGAACCGGCATGGCCGGAAAGCCTAAGCAAAAGCTGAAGAAGGACGGCACCCCGTACGAGACTTCCACTGGCAGGGTGCGAAAAGTGAAAGCTGATCAAACAACTTGGCGAACGAAGATCCAGCAAAGCCGGATCAAGTTCGACGATGTCCAAAAGAAGATCTATTTGGAACACCTCGCCAGAACCGGTCTGAAGGGTAGATCAGCACTGGTGGCTGGCGTTTGTGCACGCACCGTAGGTACGCACCTGGAAAATGACCCCGACTTTGCTGAAGCTTACGAGGAGGCGAACGACGCCTATCGGGATAAGTTCGTCGACCACGCCACGACGCTGGCGCACGATGGTATCCAGGTAACGAAATACGATAAAGATGGGAATGTCATTGAAGAGCGGAAGGATTACCCCATCCGGCTCATTGAATTGGAGCTGAAACGAGTAGAACCTACCTACCGTGACAAGCAGCAGATCGATCTGAACACAAACCATGCAGGCGTCTTGGTGGCACCGGCGGAAATGACCCCAGAGGCCTGGATCGCTCAGCAGGAAGCGTTGAACGATGGCAAGGAGCCACCCGAAGGGTACAAGCCACCGGGTGACAATTAATGCCGCACCCTGCAGGACACACGCCAACCGAGGACGAGCAGGCCGAATACGATCAGCGTTTGGTCGAGGCGCAGCTGCGGGAAGCGGCTGTCCCGGTGCGCCGGATCAAGAACAAGAAGGTCATCTGGTCTCCCCAGGACGGTAGCCAGAACGCCTTTATGCAATCCCCTATCTTCGAGGTGCTCTTCCATGGCACGCGGGGACCGGGTAAAACTGATGCTCTGCTAATGGCATTCGCCCAGCACGTTGGCAAGGGTCATGGCTCAGCATGGCGTGGGATTATCTTCAGACAATCATACCCGCAACTGGCCGACGTGCAGGCCAAGAGCGAGAAGTGGTTTCGCCAGATCTTCCCGGAGGCCAAATTCAACCGCGCCAAGATGATGTGGGAATGGCCGACCGGCGAGGTGCTGCTGCTCCGCCACATGAACCGGCCAAACGACTATTGGAATTATCACGGCCATGAGTACCCGTTTATAGGCTTCGAGGAGCTGTGTAACTGGGCCGACTCACAGTGCTTCAAGGCCATGTTCGCCTGTTGCCGATCGAGCACTATGGGTGTGCCTCGTATGGTCCGCGCCACTACCAACCCCTACGGATCCGGTCACAGTTGGGTCAAGGATCGCTACCGCTTGCACGGTCGCTGGTGGACCACGGTATTCACCCTGAAGCCAACGGATCCTGAGGGACGCGAGGAGCCGGATCGTTGTGCCATCTATGGGCATATCGACGAAAACAAAATTCTCCTTGAAGCGGATCCCGATTACAAGAAGAACGTCATCGCCTCGGCGGCCAACCCGGCCATGGCTGAAGCGTGGCTGTTGGGCTCATGGGACATCGTTTCCGGCGGTATGTTCGAAGATGTTTGGAACCCGAAGTACAACATCGTGCCTCGGTTTGACATTCCGCTCAGCTGGCGGGTCGACCGCAGCTTCGACTGGGGCAGCTCCGCACCGTTCAGTGTTGGCTGGTGGGCGCAGAGTGACGGTTCTGATTTGCGGTTCCCAGATGGGCGCATTATCTCCACCGTTCGTGGAGATCTGTTTCGCGTCAAGGAGTGGTATGGATGGAACGGTCAGCCCAACCAAGGCGTGCGGTATCTCGCAGTTCAGATTGCGGAAGGCATCGTGGAGCGGGAACTGCTGTGGGGCTACCGCCAGAACAACCAGAGCATCATCCGCCCAGGCGTCGCTGATTCTTCGATTTTCGACGTGGAGAATGGGGTGAGTATAGCCAATGACATGGCCAAGCCAATTCGCCTGAATGGTCAAATGCACAAGGGCATCATTTGGGAGCGAGCGGATAAACGACCTGGCTCCAGAAAGATTGGCTGGGAAGCAGTACGCAAGGTCATGAAGGCAGCGCACCCGAAGAAGGGTATCCCCAGGGAGAAGCCAGGGTTGTTCGTGGTCGGCGACGAATGCGCCCAGTTCCTGCGCACGGTCATAAACTTGCCGCGATCGGAGAAGGATCTCGATGACGTGGACACAGACGCTGAAGATCATATCGGCGATGAAACACGATACAAGGTTCGGTTCACCGGCATGACTGCCGGCCAAGGTCGAACGACCGGGATGTATTAACTCATTGTGAGTCTGCGCAACGTATGGTATAGGCAAATTGTCACGAACAAAGGATGACTAATGGCTGTCAATTCACACCATCCAAAATACATAAAGGCACTCGACGACTGGATCCTCATGCAGGATGCGCATGATGGTGAACGCAAAATCAAGGACGAAGGTCTGCTGTACCTGTCCGCTACTGCCGGCCAGATTGCCGATGGCATGGCTCTGGGGCAGCCAGGACGTGAAGCCTATGATGCATATAAGATGCGATCCCGGTTCCCGGATGCAGTCAAAACTGCAGTCGAGGCTTTGGTTGGTGTCATGCACAGTAAGCCACCGGTTATTGAACTGCCAACGGTCATGGAACCGCTCCTTGAAAGGGTCACCCTGAATGGTGAAAGCTTGGAGGTGTTGCTGCGGCGGATCAATGAACAGCAGTTGATCAGTGGTCGTATTGGCCTGCTTGTAGACATCATGGATAATGCGCCGGTTGGCAAGTTGCCTTACATTGCCACATATAATGCGCAGCGTATCCTCAATTGGGATGATGGCACGCGGGACGGATTGATCCGACAAAACCTGAACTTGGTTATACTGGAAGAAAGTGAATTTGAACGCACCACCAATTTCGAATGGGAATTCGAAAGCAAATTCCGCGTTGCCATCCTTGGAGACCCAACTGAAAATGAACCAGCGGGTGTTGCTGTTTACCGTGTGGGTGTTTTCCGGGACGAGCAAACGGTTTTCAACGAAGCAGACATGCTCACTCCATCAATCAGTGGCCGCACGCTGGATGAAATCCCATTCGTCTTCATCAATTCCACGGATATTGTTCCCTCACCCTTGAAGCCACCGCTCTTGGGCTTGGCCAATCTCGCCATAGGCATTTATCGAGGTGAAGCCGATTATCGGCAAACCCTGTTCCTGC